TGATGACGCCCGCATCGACCGTCTCGCTCGACAACAGGGGCTGGCCCTTGCCGTCTTGGAACAGAAGGAACTGCTCCAGCGCGTTGTAGTAGTCGGTGAGGATCGCCGAAGCGGAAGCCAGTCCCGATCCCGACAGGAGGTTGCCGCTCGAAACGCCGAAGCGATCCGTGCTGTTGCCGTCCTGCGTCGCGAACATCGCCGCGCCGTCCGGAGCGTTCGGGATCGCCGGCAGCGTGTCCGTCGACCCGGTGATCAGGTCGAAGAAGAACCGCTCGGGCAGAAGAGCCGCGCTCTGGCCGGCCATGCGAGCCACGTCGAACAGGCTCTGGGTCTGGTCGTCCTTGCGGTCTTCCTTGTGCCAGGGAACCCTCCGCGCCCAGGTGTAGACCGGAACGGTGAACTGCACCGAGTCCATGGCATCGGTGGGGATCGCGGTGCCCCTCTGCCAGAACTCCATGTGGGGAGCCGCCTCGAAGTACGCGAACTCGTGCTGGCGGTTGGTCGCGGACACGTTGAGGTCCATGACCATCGAGAGACGCGAATCGGCCTGCCGATTCTGGATCGCCGAGTAGGTGTCCGCGAACTCGGTCCGAAGACCGTTCGCAAGGACCGACGACGCGATGATGGTTGACATTTTAAAAGCCTCGCTTGGTCAGTTGGTCAGTTGTCGCCGTTGTACTCGGCCGGGGTGTAAAGACGGACATCGCAGTCCGAAGCGGTGCGGAACCGAACGACGTATCCGATCTTCTTGGCCGCACCCGTCGCCGTGACGGTCAGGTTGGCCGTGTCCGAGTCGTCGCAGTAGACCGGGTCGCCAACGCTGGCTTGCGTCGCGGAACCAACAGCCATGTGCATAAGCGTGACGCCGGACTCGTCCACCTGCCCCTCCGGCGGCTTGGCGTCGCCGGTCGCGCCGACGATGACCCCGTCGCCTAGGCGAGAGTCGCCCGACTTCAGGATGCCCAGGAACAGTCCCGTGGCTTCGGTGTAGTGGTCGAGGTAGCCGTTCGCGTCCAGCTGCACGAGCTGGCCTTCGTAGAGCTGCACGTCATTCTTGATGACGTAAGACCCGGTGCCCGCGTTCGGGGCCGTCTTCCAAATGCGCTTTGCGTCTGCGTTTGCCATTTTTTCTTCCTGTTGTGTTGTTGTCAGTTGCGCGCCATGTTAAGCTCGACGTAGCGGTCGAGGCTCATGCGCGTGTGTCCGTTGCGACGAAGTTCGTCATACTCGCGCGCGAAATGCGCAGCGCGATCCACCGCCTGGGCTCCCTGCTCGATGTAGCGGTTGGCGACAGCCGGCGTCTTTGGCGAAGAGAAGAACTCCGCGCGCGGGTCCTGCTCGATCGAGTAGAACGTGTCGACCATCGACTGGACGTGGGCTTTAAAAGCCTCGGACCCATGCTCGCGATGGAACGCGTAGAGACGTTCCTCCAGGTCCGCTCCGAGCGGGCGGTTGGCGAGCGCCTGCATCGCGATTCGCACGTGCTCGTTGCGCTCGTCGAGCGCGTCGCGCTCTTCCAGCTTGGCTCGCAGCGCCCGGACTTCTCCGAGTGCCTTCGCCATCTGCACGCTCGCGCTGTTGGCGTCCTTCTTCTTGGACATCCCAACCGGTGCCTGCGGCATGGGCGGCTGGACCATCTCGCCGGCCTGCCCCGGGGTCATGCCCGGAACCTGCGCCTGCGCGGCCTGCTGCGTCGCTTCTGACTGCGCCTTGCGCGCGTCGACGGCTGCGCAGATCTGATCCATGTCGGCCACCGAGATGGAGCCGTCCTGGATCATCGCGATAATCTGAGAGACGTCGATGACACCCGGGCCGCCTTCCATGCCTTCGGTCGCCGGGTCAGGAGCCATCTCCTCGCCGCCTTCCTCGGCCATGTCCTCGGCCATGTCGGTGCCGTCGGTCGGCATTTCTTCGTCTTCGGTCTTCTTGTCTTCTTCGTCCATGTCTGCCCCCCTGGGCGGTTGCTGGAAAAACACGTGCGCCCCCTTGGTCGTCGCAAGAAACGCGATCGCTTCCTGCCCAAGTTGGCGGCATGGGTTGGCGGCTTTGCGCCGGGAGAATGATGCGGCGGCTTCGGTCTCCTCGACCTTGTTGACCATCAGCATCGGCAGCTCCAGGTAAGGAGCCTCGTGGTCAAGGAGCGCCAGCGAGTCGATGCCCGGGTTGCCGACGTCGAAGATCTCGACGCTGCGATACGGCAGCCGGCGCATCAGGACTTCCTCTTGGACGCTCGGGTCGGTGATGACCAAGTCGGCCATGACCGCGGTGCGCATCTGCCCTTTAAACTTGATGCGCTCCGTGCCCGTGATCTTGAAGTAGCCGGCCGGCCGGACGTCGCCGCGTCCGTTCTGGTCGTGGTGCCGGATGTGAAGCGGTGGGTGGTAGCCTTCGTCGGCCGACACTCGCGCGCGCTGGACAGCCATCGCGACCCACTTGTCGTCGAACTCGTGCGTGCCCCGGGAGCACGTCACGAAGATCGGGACGCTGTGCACGGTCAGGATGCCTTGCTTCGTTCTAGTTGCTTTGTATCCCTGCATCGTTTTCGACTATTCGCTGGATGGCTGCTAGGACTGCACGCGTTGGCTTTTGCGTGTCGCCGCTTACTAGACGCTGGACAGTTCTAACGTGAGTCGGGATGACATCTGCCACTTTTTCGGCCCCTTCCCGATTTACGAGCTGAAAAAACACTGGCCGAAGCTTTGTCCAGTCCTCTTTCATGCGCGAACTCCCGCAAGATCCGGCCGGCCACCGTGTCGAAAACCGGGGTCTGGGAAAGCTCCGACGGGAACCTTGGACTCGATAACGCTGCCGTCTTCGCGTAAACGGTTGTCCCTTTGCAGCATGGATCGCGTCATCGCGACGATCGTGCACCGGCAGTTATAGCCAAGTGGCGGGCTGATCTTGCGCCACTCGACGCTGTCGGTCCGAAGGATGATCCCGTCGGCTGCGCGGTGGTTGTCGCGGGTGTCGACATCGCCGACTGCGTCGAATCGGAACGCTGGGATGATCGCCTTGATGACCGGCTCCTGGGCCTGCCTGAATCTGCCGGCGGTGACCGCCGTGTTCAGGTTGGTCCGGAACGCCATCTTCGCGTAGCTCCAGGACCAGTTGATCGTGTTGTCCTCGACCGCGTTGACGGCTGCCGCAAGTCCTGCGCCGGCTTGTCCGGCCGTCATGCCCTCGCGGATCGCTCGCTGGATGTAGTCCTGCGCCTGCATCGTCACGGTCTCGGTCGCAGCTCGGACGAACGCGATGTTCGGGCCGGCGGAGTAGAGCTGCGCGATGCGCTGCGCGGTGCGTTCGGCCGCGTTCTTTAAAGTCTCCGGAGTGCGGGCGACGAGGTCGTCGGCTGCTTCCTCCATCGGGACGACATCGAAGTATTCCTCGGCCGAGAAGGCGACCAGCTTGCTGCGGTCGGCCGCGAAGCGCTGCGCACCCATGAGCTGGGCGGCTTGCTCCAGCATCTGCCCCGCGCCGATCATCTCGCCGAACGCTGACATCCGGGCCATCACTTCGCCGAGATGCAAGCGGGCCGCGCGGGCTGCGACTCGATCCCGACGCACCTCTGCGGTGACGAGGCTGTGAACAGCCATCGCCATCGCTCGGACGACCCTGTCGGGCGTCTCCTCCAGGAGCTGGTCGGGGTCGATGTTGAACACTAGTCGTCCCAGGCAGCCATCAGCCGCTTCAGACGCTCGCCCTCAACCGGGCTGGCGTAGGCAAGCGACGACAAGTTGTAGGTGCACGGGCTCCACTTGCCGTTTCCGCGATACACCTCGACGTAAGCCTCGGTGCCGTCTTCGGCCATGCGGTTCTTGCAATAGCGAACAGGGACCCCGTCCCAGTCGTAGATCTTGGTCTTGTCAATCATTGCTTCGTTCCTTGGGTCTTGCCCAGATGGTAGTAAGCTGCACTGTAAAGGTCCTGTTGCTTTTCCTCAAGGAACTTCTTCTTGGTCTTCTCTTCGTTGGACAGGTTTTCGTCTCCCTTTTCGTCGAGAATGCGCCACGCGTCGTAGTATTCGTGCCCGCTGAGAACCCCGTCCTTGTTGCCGTCCTTGGCCCTTTGCATCGACTTGGTGTTGAACTGGATTTCGCAGATGAGTCCGGTCTCCTTGTGGCGGAACGTGGTCGCGACGTCTCGGTAGCCGGTCGGCAGCGCGCGTTCGTAGCGGTTGTCGTACTGCGACGCCGGCTCGAAACCCTGCGCCGCCATCGTGGCC